GGACGAGGGCCTAAAAGCCTTATCCTACCCACCAAGAAAGGAAAGACACCTGATATAGCATCTCCCACGATGAGTTCTTCTCATCCATCCGAGTGTTTAGTTACACAAGGATCCAACGGCGTTTTAAAGCAAGGTTGCCGTACCTCACGGTGCGAGCCAAGTGGTCAACTCCTTCGGGCAAAGAGCCTATCCGGAGTAAGCACTTGAGGAGGGCCGCATGACCTGTTAAAGGGTCAGAGCGGTAAGTAGGAGTAGGAACAAGACAGCGCAACTTCAAGCGCTGCAAATCCTTATCCCACCCACTAGCCTGGGAAACGTTGCTGAACGTCCACCAACCTAGACCAGCCGATTGTCTTGAAACTGTAGGCAGAGGACCAAGAAACCTCTCAACGAGATCCCTTACATACCTACAGGCGTGCCACAATCCAGCATCGTAAAGCTGGTTTGCAAGTGACACAGTCGAGACGATCGCATTCGCATCCGCTCTACTTGCGGGAAACGGCTGACGGACATAGACGGGTTTAACCGACGATCCATCATACGCATCCACACCACAGCTCTCTCTGAACTTTCCAGTCCAGAAAGATTTGTCGGTGTTAACCTTGAAACCAAAAAGCTCAAGGTACTCGCAAATAGAAGGTGCCTCGTCTGCGGGGACAATAATGTCATCCCCGTAAACGTAAAGACCCTGGGAACACGAGAATATGTTCTTTGGGCTGACGCGTTTACCACGAATACTCAACCGAGAAGAAACGACAGCGATAAAGAACGCCATCGCTTCCATGGGAAAGCATAACGCGGACCCCATAGACGCAAACTTCCTAAGAGGGCGAACAACCCCACTAGGGAGCTTGGCACGTGTAGAACGGCAAGAAAAGACTACCCGGCGAAAATCCGGACAGCCGCTCAGCATATCCCACACGTGCTTAACAGACACGCGATCACTCGCTTCTTTCATGTCAAGCGTTGCATAAACGCCATCCACGGAAGAAGAAAGTGCTAACTTCCCGTTTATACTCTGATCGGAAAAGTTTACCCGACCAGAAGTATATGAGCTAAGGGTCTCAATCCTCGGCTTAAGGAAGGTTGCAACCGCCTGTTGTGCATACTGCATGTACACAGGCTCAGCTGCAATGACTCGCGGTGTCTTGAGTGTCTTAGGAACGAAGCAAACCTTTACAGGCACTTCGTCCCGGGGCGGAATCGCTTTAACCTGGTCGAGCTTTCCATCAAAGAAGGCTAGGTCGGCGGAACCGAACCCAAACTCCTCGAGTGGGAAACTCTTCTGTAACCGCTCTGGCCAACACAGAAACTCAAATTTTGAGTTCCCACGCAAACCTTCGGCAGTAACACCAGGTCCATGTCGAGGGATAAGTCCTTCAATGGGATCCCCATAGGGAACCCCACGAAGAATATCACCCCAGACGATCCGTGAAACACCAATAAAGATGTCCCTAAGATCATCGCGGACAACATGGGAGCGAAGATCCTCTTCGCACTTAACGTACCCTTTTTCGGCATCGGCTTGCCTCGTTAAAGTACAAGGCAGTTCGATTTTCTTCGCGAACAAGCAAATTTGCCTAACCGCGGAGATGCAGTCGATAGAGGGTGCGTCAAGCAAAACGCCGTCAGGACTGAATACCTGCTCCATGAAACCTCCGAGAAATCGGGGGAGACATTTATCTTTCCGGAACTTAAAAGCCGGAAAGTGAGAAGGGGAGCAGTATCCTACCTCAAGAGCTCTCTCGAGCCCCTTACAGTAGGACGGAAGGGTGATAGTCAAAAAACTGTCACCCTCATATTCAGTTCGACTCGTGACACGCAAAAAGTCACGAGAAGGGTCGGCACCGCATCTCATCCCACAATCGTGCAGGATGGCCTGGAGTAGCCCTACGAGGCTCTTCATCCTACCTCCTTTCAGAGGGAAGGATCCAAGGTTCCCAAAGAAACTACACCACCTACATCGACATTACTCGAACTGCTGGCTAAAGCTCTCCGTTGATGATCCGCATAAAAGACGGGTCAGTGGCGGAGGCCGCAACCATCTGAAAACCAACGGTCTTCAGCATACTCTCAATGAGAGTAGGGTTCGAGTAACTAGGCGTGTTGACAGGCCCAGAGATGGGCACGTCACAAACCACGTAGATAGCCTGCGAGAACTGGCTATTGTTGCCGTCGATCAACAGATCGGGTGTAAGTCCGGTCACGTCCAAACGAGACGTGAACCGAGCTCGCTTCCCGTACTGATGACCGGTCGACCACACAAACTTGTTCCCGTCGGTGTCGATGAAGCCGTACGTCGCTTTGTCTTTATCATTCCCGGTCCGAGCGAAAGAACGCTGGGTACCGAGAGTGAGGACAGACGCGTCGATATACAGCAGTGATGGATCTGAGAACATCGGAACCACTCCAAGGTTAAAAGGATCTCTGGTGCGAAAGCCCCAGAGCAGCAAGGATTGCCCACTGGCGCGCAGTAAATGCACCAGGGTTGATCCCAAAGCCAAAAGGAGTAGAGGCTAATCTCAGCTTCTGATCCAGAGAGACCGAACCAAAAGCAAAAGAAGAACCTGACGCGATCGAATCAGGACCATCGGGATTACCGTAGTCCTGCCAATCAGGCCAAGTACAATCGACCTCGCAAGATATGTAAGTGCGTTTGCGCCTACACACAGCGAAATCAAAAAGAGCCTCCCGATCGACGGCATTCTCCGAAATCGATGAGATAATCTCACCGATGTTGGAGAACCAATCAATCAGCCATGACCACGGATAGACGGACCAAACCAGCTCAGGTGTCAAGTTAACACCAAATAAGGCTGAAACCGCCTTCCGTGTCCATCGGTCGGAACCAATATCTGGAATCCAGTACAAGAAGGTACCGAACCCCCATTCTTCCAGATGTGTAGTCCTGGCAAATTTAACTCTGCCAGAACCGCCAAGATCTCCGTTAAGGAAACTATGGCCCCTAGGTCCAAGATTATAGAAATCTTGAACTTCAGGAACATCTGATCCTAAAAGATCTGAAAATTTTCCCCAGCAAGGAGAAAACTCAGACTCAAGGATGGTATCCGATTCAATGGTGTCAGATATCACGCGACGCCTTTTGATTGGGAGCCCATTGTCTCTAACAAGTTGTTGGAGACGCTTGTTAACGATCGTGGTGAGTACGAATACTCGCTTAAGATCGTTAATAAAGGGAACCCAACCAAACTCGACATTCAAGTAATCGCTGCCCAGCGTTCGAAAATACTGAGCAGTGGCCCGTAGACGATACGGGAGTCGAGGGAGGTCACGAAGCTCCACGAGGAATTGTCCAAGTGAAGCTAAGGGATTTCCAGGTCGAGCAGACTTAACAAAGGCAGTACCCAAGACTTGCATCTCAAGATACTGCGAGTCAATGTCTGGTACTAAGGGATCTGGATTTTCCAGACCGTAGTACACCAAAGAAGGCGGGTCAAGTGAAGCATCAAAGACGCTCCCATTGGCAAACCGCCCAACCCGGTGAACCCACGGGTGATCACGGTAACCCTTGAAGTTAGGGCCAAAGTAAGCACTGTTTTCGGAAGTCCGGACAGTGCTTCTAGTACCCGCTCCAGGATTATACGACTCGCTATAAGTTGCAAAGTCGTCCGTGCCACTCCTTTTACCACCCTTCAGTGGATGGCTAGTACTGCGTGAAAGCACACTTGCTTTCCCCGTAGGAAAATAGCACCCAGCAGTATTGAGAAGCTGCTGAATGTCACCAGAACTACGAGGTAACAAGGGTTGGTCTCCTTGGCTAAACA